GGTGGTTCTACCGCGAGTCGGGCGGTGCGCTCGGCGAGCGCTCGGCCTGGTCGTCGCTCGTCTTCATGGCGATGGTCGGCGGGCATGTCGGAACGCAGCTCGAGCCCTACATCGACGGCGAGGTGACGTGCCCGGTTCCGGGCCCCGGGCTCATCAAGGCGGCCGAGCGCTACAAGAAGATCAGGCTCGCACTCTCGAGTTGCAGCCACGGAACGCAGGCGCTCACCGAGTTCGTGTTCTCGATCCGAAAGCGCGACCAGCAGAGCGCCGGCCTGCTCGCACGGCACGACAAGGAACACCTCGAGCCGATCGTCACCTACCTCGTCCGCACCGGGCAGGCGAAGCTCAAGCTCGACGGCAGCGAAAACGACGAGCTCGTCGAGCTCATAGCGTTCGCCGAGAAGCGCTACGACGGGGCGATCGAAGAGTACGAGGCCGCTCGGGGTTTCCAGAAGAAAGAAGTCAGTGAGGTCCGGATGCGGTCGAGGCCTATCCCCGTGGCGAAGCGGCAGGCCGGGACGATGGGGGCGAGCAAACGGCGGCTTGTGCCGGTGGAAGCGCCGAGGAGGGTGAAGCCTTGAACCGCCGGGAGCTACTCGCTTTGCTCGCCGCAGGTCCGGCATTGGTCGAGCCGACGCGAGCCTACTCGTTCATCTGGGCGCCGCCGACGCTTCACGACAACTGGAAGGCCGCGTGCCGGATGGCTTTCGGCCCGAGCGTGGACGCGTCGAAGTACCATCACGACGCCTTCGGTGAGATTTTCAGCGCTTCCGTCGGACCCTTGAAAGTAGCCGTGGAGGCGATGGCCGTTCGGGACGTGTCGGTAGCTGACCTCGCGAGGCATCTGCGTGGAAGCTACGACTCGGAAATGGCCCGACGGATGGCGAGAATCTTCCCGTCATGAACCAGCGCGCCCCCGTCATCCTCGCCGTCATCCGTCGGCGCCGCCCCGGTGCGCCCGCCGAGATCGTCGCACCGGAACCTACACCGACGGTCCGGCGCTTACCCCCGCCGACCTTCCAGCGGTGGCCCGAGCCGGGCGCGATCGAGCAAATCTTCCGAGAAGCCAAGAGGTTGCGACCATGATTCGCGTTACAGGCTGGACCGTTGTGAGCGAGGATTACACGCACGTACTTCGCAAAGGGTGGCGGGATCTGCCCGAGGGCGAGCGCTGGGCGGCGCTTCGATTCGTAAGGTTCGACGTCGACCGTTCGCACGACGTGCTCGCGACCGGGACCGTCAAGGGAACGGCGAGCTTGCAGGGGCTAGAACTCGGGGCGATGCACCTTTCCGAGCAGGACGCGAGAGCCGTGGCGGCCGAAGTCGGTGGCCACGCCCACCGGGTCGATCGCGAGGAGCCCCAAGCGACGTGAGACCCCGCGGCTACGTCTCGGTCAACGCTGCAGCGGACGCAGCGGGGATCGAGCGCCGCGCGTACCGGGCAAAACTTCAAGCCGAACACGAGAAGCAGGGCGGGATCCTCTGGACCTTCTCGAAGAACCCCGACGCCCCAAACGCGAAGCTCTGGACGACCATCGCGGTCTTGAAAGTCATCGACCCGGAGGCGTTCGGCGAAGTCACCCAGCTAGACATCCTCGAACTCCGCGAGATGGTTCTAGAAGATCGCCAGCGCCTCACCCGCATCGAAAAAAAAGTGAACATCAAGTGAGACAAAGTGAACAGCCACGACACACTATTACACGCGCGCGCGCGCGATCGGATAGGGGTACAGGGCAAGCGATGGCACTCCGGAGGCCGCCCACGGCAGACCAGCCGGGCAGACGCAAACGCGGCCGGGACGGAACGACGCGGAAGCGGTAGGCTCGGTCGGCATGGCGCCGACGGGCATCGCGATCGACCTCGACCTCGAGGCACGGTGCGCGACCTGCGGAGCCGAGCGGGAAATCGAAGGCGTGCTCGTCGCACAAGGTGAGCGGACGACGGTCGTCGATGCGCCGACGGCTTGCGAGCTCTGCGGCGGAACGCGAGTGAAGGTTACGGTCGATGTTGGACAAGCCCGCGGAACCAAAGCGGAAGACGAAGCCTAAGACGGTCCTGCCGCTCGAGACGCTCGCAGAGGCCTGGGCTATGGCTCAGGTTCACGGCTTCCCGAAAGCCGCCAGGGTCTACGACGTCCATCCGGAGACGATCAAGCGTGCCGCGCGCAAGATCGCCGCGAACGACGCGCTGCGCGCGAAGGTCGAGGCGAAGAGACAAGAATTCGCCGAGGAGTGGCGCCCGCAGGCTCTCCGCGTGCTTCGCATCGGCTTCGACACGCTCGAGAATCTCTTCGAGCAGGCAAAGGGCAAACCCGAGTACCTGCGCGACGTGGCGGGAGCGGTGCACCTGATCAACGAGAAGATCATCGCCGTGGACGCCCTCCCGAACACCCGCCGTCAACCGGCGAAACCTGCTCAAAGCACTCATGTCGGGCGGGATCTTCCGAATTCTAACCAAGGTGCGCCGGCTCCAAGCGCTGGCGGCATCGGCGGAAGTGTGGGAGGCGGCCGACCAGGCGCCACCGCCGGAAACGGCGTCCCCACCGGTACCGCCTGACGAGCGCGACCGCGAGGCGCGATTCTGGGCGTGGTGGGGTCGAGCGAATCCGAAGCTCCTCGTCCCGCTGCACTTCCGGGTCTACGTTCGGCAGGTACTTCAGTGCGTGGGAGGCGACCTCCGGCTCGTCTTCGCAGCTCCCCCGCAACACGGGAAGACCGAGGTCACCCTCGCGCTGCTCGTGTTCTTGGTGCTCGAGCACCCGGGCCTTCGCTGGGCGTACGTCACCTACAACCAGAAGCGCGCGAATGCGATGGCGCGCAAGGTGCGGCGGCTCTTCGCGAGCGCCGGCGTCGTCGTAGGCGGCACGCTCGCGCAGATGTACATTCCCGGGGGCGGGCAAATCCTCTTCACGTCGGTCGATGGCGGCATCACGGGTGAGCCGATCGACGGCGGCTGCTTCATCGACGACCCCTACAAGAACCGCAAGGAAGCAGATTCAGCGGCACGTAGGGCGGTCGTCGAGGACACCTACCGCGAGGCGATCGAGGTCCGCGTTCACCCGGGCGGGTCGATCTTCCTTCTCGCGACTCGATGGCACCCCCAGGATCTCTCGGGCGTGCTCGTCGAGGAGAAGTGGACCTACATCAACCTTCGTGCGCTCGCCGAAGGACCGGTAAACGACAACGGCGTCGTCACGGACGACCCGAACGGTCGGCTCCTCGGCGAAGCACTCTTCCCGGACAAGTGGCCCGTCGACGCGCTCGAGAAGAAGCGCGAGAAGATCCTCGAGTTCGCGTGGGCCGCGCTCTACCAGGGCAGGCCGAGGCCGCGCGGCGGCACCGTCTTCCACGAGCCGACCTACTACACCGCGAAAGAGTTCCCGAACTCGGGCTACCGCGGCGCCTACGGAATCGACCTCGGTTTCTCGGCGAAGACAACGGCTGACTTTTCGATCTGCGCCGGCGTCGTGATGGAGCTCGAGCCGCGTGACGGCAAAGGCCCTCGGTTCTTCCTCACCCGTGTCGATCGGAAGCAGGTGGATGCTCCGTCGTTCGCGCTCACGCTGAAGGCGCGGCACGTCGAGCACCGCGGCTGGAAGATGTTTTGGCGGGCGAGCGGCACCGAGAAGGGCACCGCCGACTTCCTCATTCGAGCGCGGCTCCCGATCAAGGTTTCGCCGCCACCGGGCGACAAGCTCGTCTCGAACACAGACGTTGCGGCCGTGTGGAACGCCGGCCGCTTCCTCGTCCCCGATCCGGACCAGTACGAAAAGGGCTCGCCCGACCTCATCGAGCTCGAAGAGTGGCTCTACCCATTCCTCGACGTGATCGCGAATTTCACGGGCTCTGGCAAAGAGAAAGACGACGACGCCGACGCGATCGGAAACGCTCACTTCGGTCTGACCCGCACGGGTACGGACGACACTTCCCTCGCGTGGCCTTCGCCGGGCGAATGACGAACGATGGCGACGGCCAAAAAGGGAAAGGCTGGCAAGGCCAGCGACAGCACCGGCATCGAGCCGAGCGTGCGCGTCTTCACGACGTGGACGCCGAAGGCGATCCGGTCAGCTGAGATTTCTGCTGATGGTGGGAACCTCCCCCAGGCGGCGAACCTCACCGAATGGGTCCTGAAAGACGACCGCGTTCAGGGAGCGCTCGGGGCGCGCGTCGATGCCCTCCTCGGGCTCGACCCGACCTTCGAAGCGAGCGGCGACAAGCGCCGTTCGAACCGTGCCGTCAAGGCGCTCGAGGCCGAAGAGGATTGGTGGGACTCCTACCCCGAGGCTGAAGTCGGGCTGATTCTACGGTGGGGCATCGTGCTCGGGCTCGGTCCGGCGCGTCACACGTGGCAGCTCGTCGAGGGGCACGAAGGCCGCGTTCTCCCCTGCCCGGAGTTCTGGCACCCGCAACACCTGCGCTTCGACTGGCCGACGCGCACGTGGAAGACGTGGATCCAGTCCGAGGCCTCGACGGGCGCGAACCAAGAGATTGACCTCGTCCCTGGTGACGGGGATTGGATGATGCACCGTCCCTACGGGCGAAATCGGCCGTGGGCGTGGGGGCTACTGTGGGCGCTCGCTCCGCTTGTGCTTCTGAAGCACCTCGCGCGGGAAGACCGTGCGCGAGCTGGTGAGAAGGGCGCGCTGCTCGTCGGCACCGTCGGCGAGGACGGCGATCTCTCGAGCGACGAAGCAGTGCCGGCGTCCGACATCCGGCGCCAACTAGCCGACGAGATCAAGCGTCGAGGACGTGACGGGGTCGTCATGCTGCCGGCGGGCTTCGACCTGAAGCTCGTGCAGGTAGCGGCGGGCTCGAACGAGCTCTTCGACAGCCAGATCGAGATGGCGAACGAAGCCATCGCGGTCAACATCCGCGGCGGAAACCTCACGACCGTCGTGAAGGACGGCAGCCGCGCTGCGGCTGAGTCGCAAGAGCGAACCGGCGACCAGGCGAAACTACGCTTCGACGCGCAGGCCTGGACCTCGACGGTCCACGACCAATCGCTGAAGCCCTACGCCGAGCGAAACTGGGGCGACCGAAAGCTCGCGCCATACCCGGTTTACCCGGTCGAGCCGAAAAAGAATCTCAAGGCAGAGGGCGAGACGGCGAACGTCGCGCTCGATGCGGCCAAGAAGGCGACCGACCTCGGCTTCAAGGTAAAGCGGAAGGAATTCACCGAGGAGTTCGAGCTCGACGATTGGCTCGACCCCGGTGAAGAGCCGCCGAAGCCAGTGCCGGGGCAGCCCACGGGGGCACCCGCACCAACGCCGGCGTCGACGGGCGCGACGGGTAGCCCGGCGCCAGCGACGGAGACGCCAGAGGCCAAGCCAGCACCGACGGCTCGAGCACGGCACGTCCGACTCGCCTCCGGCGACTCGCCCCGCAAGGGTCGAGGCTTCCTCGAGGGTCAGCTCTACGCCGACGCCCTCACCGAGGACAGCACGGCGGCGGGCATCGCTGCTTTGTGGCCCACGCTCGAAGCGATCGCCGAAGAGCTCGACGCGGCGACCGACTACGAAGACCTTCGCGCGCGCCTGCGCGCCCGCTACCAAGACCTCGACCCCGAGGAGCTGAACGACATCGTCTTCTCGGCGATGGCGCTCGGCGAGCTCGCTGGTCGGGCAGCCGTGAACCAGGACGCGTGAGCACGATGCTCTCGAGCGCCGAGCGGAAAGCGTCGGCACGGTGGACCGTAACGGCCGAAGTCGGTCGGTTCGACGAGGCGCTCGACTTCTTCCGAACCCGCACGGTCCTGACGAAGGCTGAGGCGCTCAGGCTCGACACCGACGCTCGCACGCGGGCGTTTTGGATCGGCGGGGGCTTGCAGCTCGCGCAGGTCCAGAGCGTCTTCGACGAAATCACGAAGGCAATCGAGTCGGGGGAGCCGTTCGAGGAGTGGCGCAAGCGCGTGAGGGGCACGCTTCGGAACGACGCGCACGCCGAAACCGTCTTCCGCAACGCAACACAGCGCAGCTACAGCGCCGGCCGGTGGCGGCAGATGAACGACCCGGACGTCGTCGAGGCACGGCCGTACTTCATGTTCGACGCCGTGCTCGATTCACGCACGACGCAAATCTGCCGGCCGCTCGACGCGACGATCCTACCGGCCGACCACGACTTCTGGAAGACGCACTGCCCACCGCTGCATCACCGCTGCCGGTCGGGCATTCGCAGCCTCCGGAAGACCGACGCCGAGAACCGCGGGATCACCAACGTCCCGCCGCTCATCGACGCTGACGAGGGCTTCGGGCTACCGCCTGACGCGCAGCCCGTCTGGAAGCCGAGCCGCGCGAAGAACGACCCCGTGCTCGTGGACGAGCTCGAGCGGAAGTCGCGGAAGCAACCGAAGAGCGGGCCCCGGCGGAAGAAGCCGCCGCAGAAACACGACTCGAGGTATTGGGAGGACCAATACCAAGCGAAGTACGGGGAAGCAGCGCCGGCGCTCGGTTGGGGGCGAGCGATGCAAGAGCGCGCGCTCGACCGCTCCGCGGGCGATGTACTCGGTGAATTGAACCGTCTGCACAGCGAAGGGCACCCAGGCGTTGCAACGAAGACGCTTCAAGAGTTCGTCGACCTCTTCAACAGCCAAGGGAATCGGCCCCTCCGAAAACTCGTCCTCACCGAAGAGCAGACGTTCTTCGCTGCGCTGTCCGAGCACACGCGGACCATTCAGCCGCTCGGGAAAGCGAACTTCCCCTTCACCGGCGGCAACCCGAACCACGACAGCGTCGAACGCGCACGTAGGTTCTACGGTCTCACAGCAGACAAGCGAGTCACCCAACCCAAGGGGGTTGTGGCGCGGCTCGACCACGAGCGAGCGTACTTCTCGCCGTCTGAAAATCGGATCTCGTTCAACGGGCGCTCACCCACCGTCTACGTCCACGAGTGGGCCCATGCCATCGAGCACCACGACGCGCGGGCCCTCGCCCGGTCAAGCGCATTCCTGAAAGCCCGCACGGCGGGCGAGAAGCCAAAGCACCTCGGCTTTGGCTACGAACCATGGGAGTACGCGAGAGAGGATGACTTTCTCGAGGCCTACATGGGCAAGGACTACGGGGAAAGGGCCACGGAAATAACCTCCATGGGCTACGAGTACCTCGCCGGCAAATTGCACGCCCTACACGACACCGTGGAGCTGAAAAAGCTCCTGCGCAAAGACCCAGACATGGTGCTTTTCCTGCTCGGGCAGCTCGCCGGCCGGTGACCCCTTGCCGGTTGGGCCGGGAGTGGTCATGGTGAGGTCGTCATGACCTGGCGTTTTGCGGACGGCACGACGGTCGAGCTCGGCGGCAAGGTCGAGGGGGCGACCCTCTTTGCCCAGATCCTTCGAGACGACTTCGAGACCGGCGCGCACGTCACGATCTGGCCTGAGCCCGCACCCGCGCTCGACGTGGATACGAGCGACGCGGCGATGCTGAACGCCTACCTCGAGCGGATGGCGAGGCTCGAGGGCGTGCGGCTCGTCGAGGCGCCCGAAAGAATCCCGAACCTCCCGCCGTCGCCCTACGCCGTCGCGAAAAACGTTCCGAGCGACGCCATCTACTGAACCAGCGCTTCGGCTCGCGCCGGCGCGCGCGAGAGACACCGAAGCATGCGCTACAGCGTTTCAACCGCCGTCACCCCCAGCGACACCGTCGACATCTGGCCCGGCACGGTCGCTGATGCCATTTTCGTCGCTGGCACCGGGAACCTGACGCTCGTTCTGCAGGACGGCTCGGAAATCGCGATCGCTGCCGCTGGGGCAAACACGATCTGGCCCTTCGCGACGAAGCGCGTGAAGGCCGGCGCGACTGCGACCGGCATCCGCGGACTCAAGTACTGAGACCAAAGCCATGGGAAACTTTGCGTTCGCTCTCGCCGGCGACGGCACGGAGACGCTCGAGCTCGACATCTACTCGGTGATCGCGCAGTCGTCTTGGTGGTACGACTCGATCTCAGCGAGCCAGGTTCGACGCAAGCTCAAGGAGAATTCGAAGGCGAAGCTCATCAAGATTCGCGTCCATTCGGACGGTGGGGACGTCTTCGAGGCACAGGCGATCTACGCCGAACTCCAAGCGCACGGCGCGCGGGTCGAGGTCGACATCATGGGGCTCGCCGCCTCGGCCGCGACACTCGTCGCGATGGCCGGTGACACGATCCGTATCACCGAGGGCGCCTGGTTCATGGTCCACAACGCGTGGGGCATGGCGATGGGCGGTCCCGAGGAGCTCGAGGACTGGGCCGACGTACTTCGGAAGGTGAGCGGCACATTTGCCGACATCTACTCGAAGCGCTCCGGGCTCGACCGGAAGAAGGTCGTCCAGCTCATGGACGCCGAGACGTGGATGACGGCGGCCGAGGCGAAGGCCTTCGGCTTCGTCGATGAAGTCATCCCCGCGAAGGCGAAAGCAGCGGCATCCGCGAACGAAAAGCGAGCGCTCGACTCGGTTCGCCGCTCGGTAGCTCGGTCGATTGCGGCAGGCGACTACGAGAAAGTCCCCGAAGCTCTGCGAGCCGCGCTGCCAGCTCCCGAATCTCCGGCGCTCGAGGGCGACCCCGCCATCGAAACGCCCACGAACCCCGAACCGTCGCCGGCGCCCCCGGCGCCCGAACCAGCGACCCCGCAACTCCAACTTGCCCTCGGGCCGACGCCCGAAGTCGAGGAGACTGACATGCAATTCCCCAAGAACATCCTCAAGGCCCTCTCCCTCGCCGAAGACGCGGACGAAGCCGCCGTCGAAGCAGCCATCAAGAAGCTTCAGGCCAGCGCGCGCGCGGGTGTCGCCATCGAGGCGCTGCTCGGTACGAGCGGTGACGCCGCCGTCGGCGCCGTGCGTGCGCTGAAGGAGTCGAGCGAGGCGAACGCCGGGCTCCACGACGAGGTCGAGAAGCTGAAGGTCGTGAACTCCCGCCGCGACTTCGAGGCGCTTCGCGAGCAGGGTTGCAAGGACAAGAAGCTCTCGCCCGCGCAGGCGAAGTTCTACACCGAGAAATTCGACAAGGCCGTAAAGGCCGACGAGAACGGCATCCCTGCAAGCGACGGCAACGAGGTCGTGAACGACCTCCGAGGCTTCCTCGCCGTCTCGCACCGCCAAGGCGCGACCGCGGTGGTCGTCCAGCAACCCACCCCCGATGGCTCGTCTCCGAGCGGCGTCGCCACGCACAACGGCAAAGCGTTCGAGGACATGACGCCGGCGGCGCGGCTCAAGCTCAAGGGCGAGAACGTCGAGCTCTACAACACGCTCCGCGAAGACGCTCAGGCGCGCGGCGCCCTCTGATCCTCCGAACCCTACCGAACGAAAAATAAACCAACTCGTTCCGTCACGCGCGGCGCCTGCGCCGAGTCGCGAACGGCGTAGCCCACCCGAAAGACCCAAGGAAAAACAGCCATGGCAATTACCGTCAACACCGACCTCATCGACGTTCAAGTGCTCGTCGATGCCGTTCGCGGCGTCTTCAAGGGAAAGAACGCCTTCATGGGATCGATTCTAGCGTCGCAGGGCGCCGTCCGCGTGAGCGGCACGATGGCGGCTGGTCCTGGCGCGATCGCCAAGAAGATCGACATTCCCTACTTCGGAACGATCGCCGAATTCGTCAATAACGCAGACGGATCGGCAGTCACCCCGAGCAAACTTCAGCAGGTGCTCGAGCAGGCCACCGTCGCACGGCAGTCACTCGCGGCCGAAACAAGCCGCTGGGCTCAGGGTGTCGGTCAAATCGATCCGGCTGTCGGCGATCCCCACCAGGAAGCCGCCAACCAAGTGATGGTTCAGGCTACGCGCGCGATGGACAAGCTGTGCGTGGCAGAGGCTGCCACGACGCCGCTCGTGAGCGACGTCTACAGCGCGACGAGCCCCGTCTATCTCGACTGGGATCTCGCGGTGGACGCGAAAACGATGTGGGGCGACGAGCAAGACAACATCGTTGCGATGGTCGTTCACTCGACGACCCTCGCCGACATGGCGAAACTCAAGGACTCGCAGGGGCGCCCGCTCTTGCTCATGAACTTGACCGAAGGCCAAGGTCAGGTGACCCGGTTCTGCGGCGTTCCGGTCCTCGTCTCCGACCTCGTTCCGCTCACCGGCAGCACGATGGGCGCCGTCACCTCGGCCGGCACCTCCCCACCGGTTCTGACGATCACCGGCACCCCGAACGGTCCGTGGAAGCTCTTGATCGACTGCATCACAGGCGACGGCACGACCAACAACTTCAAGTTCTCCACGGACGGCGGAAACACGTTCTCCAACACGCTCGTCGCGCTCGACGACGGCGTGCCGGTCGCGCTCACCGACACTGCTGCCGATTCGCTGGTCGGCATGAACGGCAAGACCGGCCTTAGCGTGGCGTTCGCATCTGGCACCTTCAACGCCGACAACACCTGGAAGGCGCAAGCGAACCTCAAGGTCACCGACCTCATCCTGCAGCAAGACGCGCTCGCGTTCTGGTACAACCAGCAGCGGCTCGGGGCGCAGAGCGACGTCGACATCCTCGCGGATGCCGACATCGTCGCGATGCACCTCTACCACGCGACCAAGCTCTATCGCCGCCGTCGTGGTGGAAGCCGACCGGGTTGCGTCGCCATTAAGCACAACGTCAAAAACTACATCGGGGCGCTGACGTTCTGATGATCACCGCTCGCCGCATGCACGAGCACCGCGCACGGGTGGCGGCCGGCTTGCCGGAGCCGCCTCCCCGCCTGCCCGACTTCATCCCCTACCAAGAGCACGAAACGGCCCTCTACGAGCTTCGCAAGAAGCACGCGGCCGAGCTCAAGGCGGCGGGCGGCGGCGCGCCAACGGTCGATTCGACCGACGACAAGCGCGTCGCCGAGCTCCAAGAGCAGGTGGAGGGGCTCGAGGGCGAGCTCGGCGCGGCGCTCGGTGCACTCGCAGCGGAGGTCGGCATGGCGGAGATCCGAAACGTTCGACGCTTCTACCTGCACAAGCGCCTCCAGAGCGTTCCCGACGACGCGAACGTTTGGCAGGCAAAGCAGGAAGCGGAACCGGGCACACCGCTCGCCGCCGACTTCCCGCTGAAAGCCGACCTCGCAAAGGTCGGTTACACGACCGAAGAAGATCTCGACGGAGCCGATCAGGCCGAGCTCGAGCGCGCTGGGTTCAAGTCGAACCAGGCGAAGAAGATCATTGCCGCGCTCGGCTGAGCGCGAGCCAACGGAGCACCATGCCGCAAGCTACCAAGGGCCACTACTACGAATTCCGCAAGCCGGTCGGGTTCTCGCTGAACGACTTCCGTATCGTCTCTTCCGCGGGAGCGGTAGGGGACACCACCGCGAATGGCGGCCTATTCTCGTCGAACACGGCGCCTGTTCTCGGAGCCGAAGCCACGAGCGAGATCATGTCGCTCACGTGGATCGCGACGAATCAGACGATCATCCAAGCAACGAAGACCCTACCCGATGACTTCGATGGCAGGGACGACGTGCTCGTCGAACTCTGGGTGCGCACCGACAACGCCGGCGGCGGCGGTATCGAGGCCGCGACATTCTCAGTTCTCACGAGCTGGGACGGCGGCGCGCAGGTCACCGACACCGCGACCGACTCGGTGCCGTCGGAGACCTTCCATAAGATCACGGCTGTGATCTCTGCCGCCGACATCCCGGACGCCGCCTCCTTCCTGAACATCCAGCTCGTTCCCGGCACGCACGCGAATGACCCCGTTCGTCTCGCGCACGTCGAAGTGAAGTTCGTTCCGCGCGCCAAGGCGGCGTAAGCCGTGGCAAACCCGCTCGACATCGAGCCGGCCCCGAGTCTGGCTCGGGATGCGAGTGGGTTCGGTTCGGCCATCGACATCGGCGTGCTGCGCACAGGCGCCGAGCTCGAGCTTCTCGTTTCGGTGACGCCCGTCGGCGCCGATGCGCTTCTGACGGTCACGCTCGAGACGAGCGAGCAGAGCGGGGCGGGCTTTCGCGTCGTCGGGAGCTTCCCGCCCGTGACATCGACGGGGCAGCTCAAGGTCCAAAAGCACTTCGGCGACCTCGACCGCTACGTGCGGGTCTCGTGGACGATTGAGGGCTCTGGCTCGCCCTCGTTCACGTTCCAGGTCGTCGGAACGGCCCATGTCCTCTACGCCGAACCGCGGCACGTGCGCGGGCTCGGCATTCAGGCAGGCGCGCTCGATGACCTGGACGACAACGCCCTCGCCGAGTTTTGCATCGTCGCTTCGACGGAGATGGACGGGTACCTCGGGGGCGGTTTCACGCTTCCGCTCGCGAAGTGGGGCCCCGATGTACGGCTTCACGGCGCGAGGCTCGCCGTCTATCACTTGCTGAGCGCTCGAGGGCGACAACCGCTCGGCCCTGACGACATCATCGACGCGGGCCACAAGAACGCGCTCAAGTGGCTCATCGGCGTCTCGAAGGGGACCATCGTGCCGCCGGGCATCGTGGACGCGACACCCGAAGTCGAAGAGCGCGCCTTCGCAGTAGCGAGCGACCCTCCGATCGAGTGGTGAAGAGGTGGCGAAGCTCCGCGCGAACTGTCAGAAGATTTTCGATGCCCTCGCTGATCCTTCGGTGAAGTTCGTCTTCGGGCGCTTCGCAGCCCAGAACCATCAGAGCGGCCGCCGCGTCTGCTTCATCCCCGTGGGTGGGCCGATCGCGGAGGCTGGGCAACCGGGAGGGAAGAAGGTCGCGGGCTCGGCGGGTCCCATCGAGCCCGGGCCGGAAGCGAGCCTCACGCAACCGAACGTCGATACGCGTCAATTCGAGTGTGTGCGACGGCAGCCGCGCGTGATGGTGATCTGCATCGCAGGCGACAAGAAGGAAGAGCCGTCAGCGATCGACGAAGTCGAGGAGCTCCTCGAAGCGGTTATCAGCGCGACGTTCCGAATGTTCGCGCACGACGTCGTCTACGAGCTCGAGCGCTGGATCACTCAGGAAGAAGAACGAGCGTCGTACGGCGTCACCGGTCAAGCGGTGATGTTGACGATCGGATTCAATCTGCCGGTCATCTACGAGACCCGCAAGCTCGTGCGGCTCACCGGGCAGCAGGAGACCTGCAAGCTCGACAACACGTTCACGTGACAGGGAGAATCATGCCTCGCAATCGAAGTTCTGAAAGCGACGCGGAGGCGGGCGCACTGCCGCCGCTGCCAGCGCCCACCAGGGCCGAAATCCTTCCGGTGCAACCGGCCGCATCGGCAAGCGCCGATCTTCTCACACCTCGAGAGTGGGCCCACCGTAAGGGCTTGCTCTTCGAGCCGAGCGAAAAGCAGCCTTGGGTGGAGCCGCACGCGAAAGGCTTCTACTACGAGGCCGCAACGCTTCACGGCTGGACGAAGCACGCCCAGGACGAGCAGGACCCTGCGAAAGCTTTCCGCCTGTCCGAAGCCGACTTCGACGCCGCGCTCGCAGCCGCTGGCGAGTACCCGGCAGTCCCCGCACACGAGCGAGCGCTCGCGCCCGGCTGCCCGGATACGAGCGTTCCCGAGCACATCGCGAAGGCGTGCGCGAAGGCGCGCGCCGAAACCACTGGAGTCTGATCGATGCCCATTCCGGCACAAGCCTTCACGATCAACGAATTCGGGACGAATGTCGTCGTACCCGCGACGTCGATCCCGTTGTTCCTCGGCTACAGCTCCGGCGGCTCCGAGAACGTCCTGAAGACCTACAGCCGGGTTCCCGATCTCGTGGCGACCGAGGGACAGGGGCCGGCCGTCGAGGACGCGGCCTTTGTGCTGGCGAACGTCGGCGGACCCGTGCGGTTCATGAAGACGACCTGCTCGGTCGCTGGCTCGAACTCGACGGTGACCGAGGCCGGTCCTTCGGGTCCCGATGTCACCGTCTCGGGCACGCCCAACGACGACTACCAGGCTCGGATCGAAATCGTGGGAGGCGGCGCACTCGGCGTCGGGAAGTTCCGCTACACGCTCGACAACCAGGAAACCTGGTCCGAAACCATCATCATTCCGTCGGGCGGCTCGTTCGTCATCCCGAACACCGGAATCACCGCGACGTTCGTGTCGGGCACGCACGTCGTCGGCACCACGCATTCCTGGACGAGCACAGCGCCGATGTGGAACGCGACCAACCTCGGTACCGCGTTCGCCGCCCTTGCCGCCGCGCCGGGTCTCGATTGGGACTACGTCGACGCGGCCGGCAAGCACGCAACGGCGTCTGCCGCTGCGACGCAATTCGCCGGCCTTCAGACTCAGCTCGCCGCGCTCGCGTCCACGAACTTCCGCCACAAGGCTGGCATGTGCGACGTGGGTGACGACACGACGGCCAACGTCCTCACGAGCTTCACCTCGCAGGTCGGCGTTCGCGTGCTCGGCTCCTACGGCGGGTGGGTCGGCCCGAGCGCGAAGCCCTTCCCCGGTTGGTCGATGCCGCAACGTCGCGTGAACAGCGCGTTCGCTTACCTCGCGGCGCGGAGCCTCATCTCGACGGATCTCAAGCGCGTGCGCGGCGGGCCCATCCCTGGCGCGAAGTCGATCACGCACGACGGCTACCTGCAAGACGCCGGTCTCAACGACATCAAGGTTTCGACGCTCCGGACCTGGCCGAACAAGGTCGGCTTCTTCGCGACCCAGGGACACCTGAAGTCGCAGTCGGGCAGCGACTTCCGCTACTGGCCACACCGTCGCGTGATGGATACGGCCTGCAACTTCGTCTACGGCAAGCAGACGGAGTTCATCGGCGAAGGGCTCTTCACGCTCGTCGATGGCACGGGACGCATCGACCCAGGCGACGCCGCCGATCTCGAGACCGATGTGAACGAAGGCCTACGGGCTTTGCTGCGCCAGCCGAAGAACGCCGGCGGAAAGCAGGGTCACGTGACTGCCGTGAGCTACACGGTCGACCTCACGAACAACATGCTCTCCACGGGTCTCCTGCTGTCGCAAGTGGCGATCACTTCGCTCGCCTACGTGGACAACATCGCGACGACCTTCAGCTTCGTGCTCGCGCAGCCGGTCCAGACGTGAGGAGTCAATGACTACTGATCCCCTCTACCCCGACACGCGGGGCTTCAAGTACAGCCAATCCGGCACCGAGATCCGCATCGGACGCCGCCTCTTCACGACCTTCAAGGTCACGCACTCGCAGCCCATCGAGGAGGGCATCATCGGGGAAACGGCCTCGGTGCCCGAGGTGCTCGGGCGCACACGCGGCAAGATGCAAGTCGGCGAGGGCTCGCTCGAGACGGACGACGTCGAGGAAGCGCAGGCCCTAATCAATCACCTCGGAGATGGTTTCTCCGACATGATCTTCAACATCGTCGTGCGCTACATCGCGCCGAACAAGCCAGGCATCACGCGCGAGCTCGTCTCGTGTCGCATTCTCGACGTGGACGAAGACCCGGGCGACGGGCCCGAGGGCGTCCAGACGTCGTTCCCCATCTCGTTCCTGTACCGCACATTCGACGGAAAGAAGCCGTTCAGGAACCAGCGAATTTGATTCATCCGGCCATAGCCGGTGAAAACCCACCATCAACCAAGGGAGGTGAACGGTGGACAACGATACGAAGAAGGGCCTCGAGGCCCAGCACGGCGATCTCATCTACGCGAAGCTCTCTGGCAAAGAGTTCGCGTTCAAGTGCCCGAATCAGACCGACTACGAAGAGTTTCAGGCGCAGATGCAGAAGGACCGCTCGAAGGGCGTCCTTTGGAGTCGGCAGCTCTGCCTGAAGGCGCTCGTCGAGCCGGGCCCAGACGTGCTCGAGCAGGCATTCAACCGGTACCCGGCTGCGCCGCCAGCGATCGCGCTCGAGCTCGAAAAGCTCGCGGGCTCTGAAGTCGAAATCATCGCAAAAAAAGGATAGAGGCCTGGCAGCGCTCGCGACGGTACCTGTACGGAACCGCGCGGGCGCTTTTCGCTTATTTGCACAGGCCCGAGACCGAGGAAGCGCACGTCGGCGCGCTGCACACCGCCGAATTCTACGACAATGTCCGCTACCTGAAGAGCTGGGTCGTCGCGTACGACAAGGCGCTCAGGCGGGCCACGAAGAAGAGACCGGGACGTAGACGCCGATGATTCGACTGAAGGCCGATCTCCGAGCACTGCGCGAGCTCCGCCGCAAGGTGGGCCGCGACGCCGTGCTCATGCGGCGCATCACGAAGAGCGTCGCCGAAGAATTGCTCGGCCTCGTTCAGGATGGGTTTCGCAGCGAGACGGATCCGGCCGGGCGGCGTTGGGAGCGGAAGAAGCGCCCCGATGGCAGGCAGGTCCTCGTCGGAAAGACGGCGAGGCTACGCCGTGGTTGGCACGTCGAGAAGATGGGGCGCACCTCGGTGACGATCGCGCCGGCGGTCGATTACGCTGACTTTCATCAGCAGGGCACGAAGCGAATGGTCGCGCGAAAGATGGTTCCCGAGGGCGTCCTGCCGAGGGCGTGGGGCGACCGCATCAACGAATCCGTTCAAGAGATTTTGAGGCAGACCTTTGGCTAACCGCTCTCGTTTCGTACTCGAGCTCATCGACAAGATGAGTCGACCGCTGAGTCGCATCGGTTCGGGGATCGACAAGCTCACGCGAAAGCAGGTCCGTCCTGCGACCGAGGGATTCAAGAAGCTCGAGACTCAGAGCACTAGCACCGGAAGGTCGCTCGGCGGTCTCGGGGTGAAGGGCGTGGCCATTGGCAGCCTCATTGCGGACGGCGCCGCGCGCGCGCTCGGCGCGATCGTGGACCTCGGCAAGGGCGCGATCGCAACCGTCATCGAATTCACGACGTTCGCTGAAAACTCAGAGCTCGCGTTCAACGCGCTCGCGAAGCACGGCGCGTCCGGGGCGAAACTATTCGAGCGCGCGCGAAACCTCGCCGTCGAGTTCGGGATGGACGTCCAGGACACGACGGGGAACTTCAAGAAGCTTCTCGCGGCGCAGTTCAACCCCGAACTCGCGAGCGACATCATCCGAATGGGTGCCGACCTCCGCGTCATCGGTGCCGGTGGCGAGGATGTCGCCGGCGCCATTCGTGCGATAACGCAGATCAAGGGGACGGGAATCCTGCAGGGCGACGAGCTGAACCAGCTCGCGAACGCTGGGGTTTCGATCGACCTCATCCGTCAGAAGATGCAGAAGCTGCTCGGCGTCTCGAGCAACGCCGAAGTGCTGAAGCTGCAAGAGGGCGGGAAGATCGACGCCGACACGGCGATCTCCGCCATCCTCCAAGCGGTCCAAGAGAAGACCGGTTCGAAGGTGTTGGGAGAGGCAGGGAAACGCTTCGCCGACACGACGCTCACGGGCATGGCCGGCCGCCTGAAGGCACGAGGGCAGAACCTCATGGTCTCCCTCGGTGAGCAGATGGTCCCGCAAATCGAGCGAGCTATCGGGCCCATCGCCGCGAAGCTCGATGCATTCCTCACGAGCCCAGAGGGGCAGCAGGCGATCGACAGGCTTGCCACCGGTCTCGGGCAAGCGTTCGAGTTCATCGGCAAGCTCATCGAAAAGGTGACGCCGATCGCCCAGCGCTTCTTCAAGGGCTTCGGCGGCGAGCTCAGCAAGGATC